GTACATGAATCTTGGACTGAAGCCGAAAGTACTACTGGTCTCATGTTTTGTAATTGATATCCGGTTACTCCAGTTAAGGAACGACATGGTGCAATAGCCGTAATTAGTGATCCTTGATGGTATGGTGTACTATTTACTCGAACAGTAATAGTTACTCCTGCTCTAAAATATTCATAAACACTCAAAAAATTACTAATCGCATCGATTGCAAAGAGCGTTTGGGGAAATGCTAAGTTTAAACTGGTAAATGTAGGTGTCCAGTTTACTTGTGCTATCAAGTATGAGCGTCTCAAGACTTGATTTGGTGTTTGATCTGGAAAGGGATTTGAAATCATTGTCAACATCTGCCTTCCAGGTATTTGTTCTTTTTCAAGATTGGCTGATTCGTCAAACTTGATCAAGCCCGTTACTTCTTTAGTTTCCGGGTGAACTTCTTGTTGTATTGTCCTATCATCCGAGGACTTCGTGGATTTTTCCGATTGAATCTGGGAACATACTCACGCAACACAGTAGATTAACAGTGTTACGTAATGGGGGACTTTCCTGGTCGTATATTGTTCGAACGCAGGAAACAGTACTTCTCAGCACTGCCGTGTTTGATTTAAAACTGCACACTGGAAAGCAGGAATGGTAACCCTATCTCTGGGGGTGCTGAAATGAAATCAGCATTTTTGAATATTCTTTATATACGTGGCATAAATGTCATCCCACGTAGCATTGAACTTATTAGCTTCACTAATGGACTCCAAAAATGGATTAAGTATAGCTTTCTGTTCATCAAATACTTTCCTGCCGTGAAAAAAGATCTCTTTCAGAGCTGAATGAATATTCTCAGTAATTTGTTTTTTCATTGGTAATTCTGAGGCGGTATTGATCCACAACAAGTGCTGTTGTATGTCATCTAGTGTCATAGGACACATTATAGTTCCTGTTTCAGAATCCCTTATAAATCGTCTTTTAAGAAGGTCTCCTGTTTCCATTGTTTGAAAATCTCCTACTTCTCCTTTAGTCGCTGTTGTTGAAACAAGTCCAAACATTTCATAAATAACTTCAGCATATCGTTTTGGAGTAAAAATTTCTACTGATCGTTGAGTTCCAATCATGAAATCACGAATAGCTTTGTAATTGTCATCACCAAGTACAGTGATAAACATCAAATAATTCATT